ATTAGCTCCTGTTGTATTAGAAGCAATCGCTTGATACCCAATGGCTGTGTTATTACTCGCTGTAGTGTTAGAGTCTAAAGACTGATAACCAACCGCAGTATTACTAGCTCCTGTGGTATTAGCGCTAAGTGCTTGATACCCAATTCCTGTGTTACTACTAGCTGTGGTATTCGCATCGAGTGCTTGATAACCAACTGCGACATTATTACCCCCCGTTGTATTGGCTGTTAGCGCTTCTCCACCAATAGCAACACTGGTTGCTCCTGTGGTGTTTGCCTGTAAAGCGTCAACACCTATAGCTATGTTGTGATTTGCAGTGGTGTTTGAATCTAAAGCGTCTTTACCTATGGCTACGTTACTGTGTCCTGTTGTATTTGCTCCTAAAGCTGCATAACCTATTGCAGTATTATTATCTGCTGTGGTATTTGCATCAAGAGATAAACCCCCGATAGCCGTATTTTGTTTCCCAGTTGTGGTTGCTTTTAAAGCATCAAACCCAATAGCAATATTATGACTATCTTCATTAGAACTAGGATTATAGGTGCTTAAAGCACCTGCACCTACCGCAATATTTCTATCCCCAACAGTGTTTGTTGCCATCGCATTATAACCGACAGCAACATTATTATCTCCTGTTGTTATAGCTGTACCTGCTGTATGACCTAAAGCTGTGTTACGCACAGCCGTAGTGTTTGCTAATAAAGCTGCACTACCAACTGCTGTATTTCTATCCCCTGTAGTAGTTGCTCCACCTGCAGTGTCTCCAACAAAAGTATTGTCTGAACCTGTTGTTAAAGCATCACCTGCAGAATCTCCGATAGCTACGTTATCTGTTCCTGTAGTTATTCCTGTCCCTAGTGCTCCACTTCCTAATCCTACATTACCAGCACCAGAAGTCATAGCTAATACGTCTGTTACTGCTGCACCACCTCCTGCTCCATCAGTAACGATCATTTTAATGCTTCCATTAGGTATAACTACATTTGATCCTGTACCTTGTGAAATTGTTACTGTGTCCCCCGCTGAGTTTTTAATAACCCAACATTTACTTACTGTGTTAGGTGCTAAAGTTACAGTACACGCTTGTGATAAAGAACCTGTAAGAGTAAGAGCCATCGCTCTAGCTGCATCACTTGCTCCGTCAGCCATAGTTATGGTTGCAGTAGATGCATCAGAAAGTGCTTCAGAACCGCTACCAAAAGCTTCTGCAATAAGCTCTAAGTTGGTGTTCGTGGAAGTTCCCCACGTTCCTGACTCATCTCCCGTAGCAATTTCTTTAAGTCTTAGATCATTTACATAGGTTGCCATAGTCTGTCTCCAATTTGATTATACTATATTTTTTATAAACATTAAGCAACTTCCTTCCAATTTGGCGTTTGAGAAGAAGAAACTTCGCTATAGCTAGGTGTTTGAGAAGTATCGACTAATCCCCAAACATTTAAACTTTCAATCTCTCCTGTGGCATGAAGCCCCGTTAAAGATATATTTGCAACTGCCGTGACTGTTAAACTACCAAGACCACTGGTCATGGCGTTTTGAGTGACTGATATTACATTATTAGTTACTAAACTCAGACTTCCTAGCGCAGTTGTTCCTACAAGTCCTGTAACAGAAAGATTAGCATCACCAGTGACTGTTTCATCCCCCTGCGATATCGTAGAAGCAATACCACTAACACTTGTTATTGCAACTCCGTTCGCAATTACGGTACCGATTGCACTTGTTGCCGCTACACCTGTTTCTGCAACATTTGCATCCGCACTAACACTTTCTGTGCCTAAAGCACTGGTTCCAGCAAGTCCTGTAATAGAAAGATTACAGACCCCTGTAACCGTAAGTGAGTTTACTGCACCAGTAGCTGCAACTCCTGTTTCTGCAACATCAGCGTTAGCAGTTACAGTTAAAGAGCCTAAGGCACTGGTTCCTGCCAAGCCTGTTAATGAGACTACTACGGGTTCGCCCCATGTGCCTGAGCCCCATGTGCTTCGACCCCAACCAGTTATATTAGCCACAGGCTAATCCTTTAAGCAATTCTTATAACCGCATTGCTTGCATCAGCTGTTGGGAACGAGATTGTAAATGATCCTGCAGTAGAGGTTTTATCTCCGCCAAAATCAAATACAGCTACTGCTGGATCTCCTGATGCTGTGTCATTGTAAATCATGCAACCTCTTGCTGTAATTGTACAAGTACCAAAAGTCAAATCAGAAAAATCAGTGTACGCAGTTGTTCCTGAAGTAGTTGGATTAACATTCGTTAATGCCGCTCCACCCGCACTATAGTTTGTTCCTGATGCTTCTTGATTTGTACTATAAGCTGTAGTAGACGCGCTCATTGTCGCTGAACTTGTATATAGAGCCAGTTTAAAAGAGTTTCCCCCAGAAGCTTTAAAATTATGCACTCCCTGAAGTAATTCACTCTTAAAAGAAGTACACATTGCTTGTGTGATTGCCATTATATTCTCCTTATTATATTTGCTAGGTCTTTATGACCTTGTTTTTCTAATTCATTACATACTGTGCAAATGTGGTTTTTTATTCCTTCATTTACATAGAATTGAATGATCCATTTACATTTATCTCTAAATGCGTGTGCTTGTGCCTTTACCATAGGATCAGCATCTTCACTTATAGAGATTAATTTATTTGTAGCCATTTCAGCTAATTCTTCTACAGTATGACCTCTATTATGGGTTGTTGTAACTCCTAAATCTCCTATAGATAATTCAAATTTGTCTGTTTGCATTAATACTTCTCTGGTTCAGGAGGAGATAGTTCTAAATCATCTCGACCTATTATTCCTACAGGTTTTGCAGTAGTTACTGCTATTTCGTTCCACTTACAAACTTTTAAACCTGCTCCATTTTGATAAACAACTTTAGGGTTTTCTAATCTGTGGTACCCATAAAGTTTTTCTTTTAATCCAATATCAGTATCTAATAAAGGAGAACTAGGAGCAATTCCCACATCTATTCCGTTATTAATACATTTACCTATCCAAAACTCAACACACCCCCTGCCCGATTCTGCAAAATGCATATTTGTTCTATATGTAAAATCAACTCCAAAAAGAGATATTTGTCTGACCTTACTCCAAATCGCATACGCAAGCGCATACGCTATCGTGTTATTAAGATAAGCGCTTTGTGTCGCATCTACAACTTCTTCTAAAGGGTATTCTTCAAGGGCAGGAACTCTATCGTCTAAAACACAAGAATATATTGGATATTTAGCAGAAGGTAGCTTATCTCTCATCATTGGAGTCATTGAGCCTGCGTCTTCAGTATCTAAAAATCTAGTTACAGGATCCAGGATAAACGCTCTATCTATTTCAGGTAACACACCTATCATCGCGTTAATTGCCCAGACTTCATCGAAATAAGCACTATTTGCCTTTGCTAAATGAAAATCTAATTGACTTTTACCCATAGCTACAATAGCTATTTCTGACCCTTCTAAATGCTTTAATGGTTCTTTAGGCATCAGCAACTCCCTGTGCCATCAGTTTTATTTGATCATTTCTGGCTTCGTCTCGAACGTCTTTAAATTCTCCTAAAACTTTTAATAGTCCTAACGCTTCTTGAAACTTTTGTTCATATAACATAATTGTGTTAGGGTCCTGTTTCATAAAAACAGCACCTTCAACTAAGGACCCGTATAGCATAGCATTAGGAGCATTTTTAGAAAGCCAACTTTGATTATCGTCTCCTACAGTAGTTAGTGAATTAGGACGATAATAATAGTGTAATTCAACCGTTAAGTTTGCATTAGGGGTTGGAGCAACAATAAAAGTATCATTATCGAATTGAGCATAGTAAAGGGGTTGCCCTTCAGTAGCTGCGGCGGGAGTGTAATCTCTAATCCAGGAAACGTGTTTTAATAACAAATAACTGTAATTACTGCTTGAATCTAAGACGGCTAAACTGTAGGGAGATAAAAAATCATCTGGAGCACTTAAATAAGTGTTTCCATCAGTTAACGTACCTGTTACATTTTTACGAAAAACTGGGAGCTGAACTGCTTTTAAAATTCTTTCTTCTGTAGTTTGAATAAACGTATCTAAGGTATTAGTAAACGTTGTTTCAGTATTATCTAAATAATTTTGAACTGCCGTTTTTAACCCACTGTATGTAAATCCTGCCATTATGTTATACTCACTGTTACGCTACTGATTTCTCCCGTAGCTGTTTCTCCTTCAAATTTACTACCGATTGGATCGTCTGTAAATGTCATAGCGTTACTTCCCCTCGAATCAATTACCGCAGAAGACGGGTTTGTTGTTTTTACTACCCCTAGCCCTGCTTGTGGTAGCGGTACTTCTGGTCTAGGGTTCCACAAGGCTTCTGCATCTGCTTTAATAGAAGGAGGATCTAATTGTGGGTGTTTAGGTTCGTAACACTCATCACAAACTCTGTTTCCCTGCCACGTTGTTTTTGCAGTTTTATAAGGAAATCCCCAACCGCAAGTATCACAAATAAACTTAGCATATTTACCGCTTGCGTAAGCCATTATAAATACTCATGTCTAGGAACAAGGTGTACAGAAGCTCTATCCTCATCAAACTTTAAGGCATTAAGTAAATCCTGTTCGTATTGTTCTTTTAATATCCCTAACTTTTGAACGTTCTTTTTTAAACAAAGATAGTACGCTAAACCTGAAACTAATGGTGGCATAAACCTACTAGGTATGTCTGCATCATTAACTGAGGCTGTTGCGTCTTGTATTCTTTGCCAAACATAGTAAATGAGTTTATCCGTTGAGTTCTCTGGTGTTGGATAAAGATGAATTACTGGGGTTTTTAAACGTTCTAACCAAAACTCTGTAGGTCTTGACTTTGTTGCTTTATTAGGTATTCCTATATATTCATTTCTATCTATACGATCTAAAGGGTAATCCGTAACTACATCATTAACTGTTCTTTGTATATACGCATCTAAAATATCAATATCATACGCATTAATGGAGATATCATTATCTCCTTCAGTGAGGGTTACTTCTGTTTTAGCAACCTCCCACATCTGGATTCCTCTATTGGACCAATCCGCAAACATGATATTGAGCGAACGACGTGCCGTAATAGCATCATAAGACGTACGAGCCTCTAAGCCCGCGAGTTCGTACGCCTCTTCAATAGCGGTAGCTACATCTAAATTAAATGTGCGAGTACCTGAAGTTGCCATAGATTACGATCCTGGTGCTTCATAATACTTTAAAAACTCGCACCAAACGGTGTATTCGTTTCCTGCGTCAGCAGTTGAAGGGATAACTAGAAGTACGTCTCCTGAATATCCTGTTGCTGCTGTGTTCTTTAAACCCCCTATCTCACTAAAATCAAAAGAATTGTCATAAGCAAGGGTTAAAAAAGTAACATCGGTATCTGCATCCCAATCAAGAGAAGCGGGAGCATCTGGTGCTCCGCTACAAGTGTACCAAATTTTGTTTAAAGAAACGTGTGCGCACGACTCACCATTTAAAGTTGAAGTATTTAAAGCAGAAACATCTACTAACGTAGTACTACTGGCACTTCCGTCTGAATAAACAGAGCAGTAAACAATAAGCTTCTTTTCGCCGTCAAGTTGATTAGTTGGACCTGTGACTGTATTAGCCATAGTTTACCTCCTATTAAGCGTCAGCAAATGGTGTTACTATAGTACCTGATCCAAGTATTATGCCTTCTACTGCATATTTAGCGGAAGCCATTGCAGTTACTTTCACAATACTGCCAACCAGTCCACCTTTAGTAGTTCCATTCATAGTAATAACGTCGTTAGACGCACCAGATATAAAAGTTTTACCTGTAGCATCATCTTTACCAGTATAAAGACCGCCAACGAACTTATCTGTTCCGTCAGTTAAAATGTCCATATCTGTTGCTGCTGTTTCAACTACAAAAAAGAAAGATGCACCTAAATTATTTGTTTGGTTAGGATCATCATCTCTTCCAGGAGCTGTAGCTACAATGCTAGGTAAAGTAAATTTACCGTCTGCATCATTACAAGTAAGAATTTTACCTGCGTGTGAAGCAACGGTTAATGAAGTATCAGCTGTTAAACTAACCACATTGGCGTTCCCTGCTGAAATAAAGCCCGCAAGTGATTTTACGGGACCTGAAAAGGTTGATTTTGCCATATTAAGTCTCCTTAATAACTCTATCGTCTTGGCATGTCTGCTAGGTCAGTCGATAGATATTGATATTATTCCTAGTGCTCTTTGCCATTCTATATCATAAATAACAAAAAAGAAAGGGAGCCGAAGCTCCCTTTCTGTTCACGTAAATGAACTATGCTCCTGGTGAGCCAAAAATGCCTCTCCAGTCACTCCAACCGAAAGAATATCTTTCTCTCGCCTTATACCTGACGTTACCAGTTTCGAAGTCTCCTTCCATACTGGTAGACACAGGGGTTCTAACAAAATGTTTAAGTCCGTTAGGGACGTCTGTTTTGATGAACCAAGCATCAGTATCTGTTAGATAATGATTTACAACATAACCTTCAGAAATCATTCCCATGTTTCTGATTGCGTTGATGTCATTATCTGAAGTACCGACACGACCTGGAGTTTCCATAAGTCTGTCCGCTACGAATTGCAACGCAGGTGGAATTATTAATTTCCTAGCCTGTGCGTTAACCTTTAAGTTTCTTTCATCTTTGAAAGCAGCGATATCAATCAATGCTTGCTCTAATGAAGTCTCATTAAGGTCAGCAGCCGTAGACAGCTCATTTTTCATGTCAACGTTAGCAACGGTAGGGTGGTCTGTAGCGCAAAGCTCTTTTCCATCTCCACCAACGTACGAAGAACTAAAAGCATTATTAAGGACGTTAGCCGCCTTAACTTGCTTTGTTTGTTGCATCGAACGCGCCAAAGCTCTTGTGTATCTGGAAGAAAGCGTATCATAGAGGTTATCTTCGATTGCTTCTTCTGTCAATGCAAAAGCTAGTGCTATTGTTTCATGCGAATAACGGGCAGTCCACGATTCCTGTGCAGTATCATAAATAACGGCAGCGCCTTCACCTTTTGTAGGTGCTTCCCCGAACCCACTTAACATTACTTCTTCCTCGAATGCTCTTTCAGAACTTTCAGTGTCGAAGATGTCTTCGTGTTCGTTGTTATAACGTTCGTACTCTAAACCAAAGAGAGCATGAAGTCCAGGAACTAGCTCTTTTACGAGTTGTGCTCTGTTAATTGCCATGTTTCTCTCCTATTAAACTGCGAATGTATTAGTTGGGAATGTGAATAATCCTCTAGCATAAGCTCCTATTGAGTTGCTTGGTGCTGTTGAGAATCCCACACATAAAGCCACACCACTTGAAGTAGTTGCTGTCGCCCCTTCTTTAGACCTACCAGTAGTTGAACTACCTGCGGTTGTAGAAAGAGTGTACTTATTGCCGATAAAACTTACTGCAGGAGTTCCCGCTGTAAATTGAGCTTCGTAAACGATACCAGGATCGTTATAAACCAAAGCTTCGGCATCTTCACTACCTTGAGTAGCGGTGCTTGCCGTCCATACTTTAGAAAACGTAGGTGTTCCATCAGACGCGTTATAAAATACTCCGTAAAACACACCTATAGGAGTGTCTGTCGCACCTGCTTGTTGAACTTTTCCGCTTGAAAGAGTAACTACATCACCACTATAAATAGCAGTTCCGTAACCACTAGCGATTCTCATTTTTGCAGGACGAATAACACCACCATACATGTGATACGCAGGAGTAAAACCATCGGGTTTATCTGTATTAGCCATAATTATCTCCTTTTGTAATACAAGTTATTATTAATCGTCGGAATTGTTGTTCCTACTACCAAATTCAACCTTAGAAGACCTTTGAATATCACTATCCTTTATTGGCATTCTAGGGTCGCTTTCTCGCATATAGTTGTTGTCTACGCCGTCCATAGCTGATTTTGCTTGTTCAGCAAAATAAGCATTTCGTTCATTGGCGGTTTCAACAGGAACTTTAGCGAGTATTAATCCTCCAACTCCAATTACTCCTTTATTGCTGCCGTTCTCAACAGTAGGGGCTTCGAAATTAGGATAATCTTCTGCTCTCACAGGTTCATATCCTTCTCTAATACGTTTAGACATATTAGATTTATCATCGTTACCTCTAGTTGATTCACGGATCCACCTGAACTTATATCCAGGAGGTGCTTCGGGTGCGTCTAACATAGACGGGGGAGTCCAAGGCGTTCTGCGAGTTTGAGAGTCTCGTGTCTCGGCAGATCGTGAGTTTCGATCTGATGTGACTTCTGTTTTAATTTCATCTGTCATTTTATACTCCTTCGATATGCTTAGCATATTCTTCTAACGGAACATCTAGTCTCTTAGCTATTGCCACTTGACTAGGTGTCAGTTTTATTTTGCGTGATGATTTTTTACCACTAGCTCCTCTGCTAGAGGCAGCAACCTGTTGCACGGGGGCAGGCTGCTCTTCTGAAAACTTGTGTGGGAAAGATTCTCGAATCCTTCTATCAACTTCAGTATAATAATGATTAGTAGTGGGATCAACTCCTTCTTCTACTAATTCTTTATGTATACCAAAAGCTGCAAAAGTCATCGCTTGATCATCTCCAAACCATTCATTCTTTTCAGCCCAAGCTTCTGCTTTAGGGTCGGGTCTTGCTTGTTCTGGCTGTAAAGATGGTTGATACGGTTCAACAGGAACTTCTTGCTCTGTTCTTTCGTTTCTAAGTTGTTGCTGCGCAGCCAATCTTCTGATATTCTCTGCTTCGGCACTTGCCCTAGAAAGTTTTTCTGTTGCTTCTGCAACTGCATTTGTATCTCCTGCATCTTGAGCTTCTTTTAAAAGAATTTTTGAACTCGCAATTTCTGATTGTACCCTATTATCGTACTCTTTGAAAAGCGAAGAATCTGAATTCTTTAATTTCTCTTTTAATGTTGAATTGCTCTCGTTAATGCTTTGGGCGTACTTAACAGCTTCATCTCGCTGTCTTTCTGCTTCTCGCATTTTATAAGTTAGTTTATCAATACGTTTTTGTACTGAATCACTAATTTGGTCTAACTCGTCTTTTTCTTCAACGGGTTGTTCTACAGGCGCGACTTCTTCTTTTATAGAATCATCTACGTCTGCTTCATGAATATCGACTTCCCCTTCAGGGAGTTCTAATTCTATTTTTTCTGCTTCTTCTTGCATGGGTTCCTCCATGTGGTTATTGTTATGATAAAATTGCTTCTGGGTCTTCTATAGTAGCAAGGATCTCGTCATCATTTAAAAGGCGCATATCTCCGCCCTCTATTTGAAAACGCGCTCCTGCGTATCTACCGAAAATTACCCAATCACCTTCTTTGCACCAAGCTCCCTCTGGAAATTTATTCATATCGCGATAGGCGTCTGGACCCATAGCAACAACATAACCAACAACAGTTGCAATACGTTCTTTGTCAAGCGTTGCTTTGGCTATATGAATACCTCCTTTAGTAACTTCTGGTAAACTAAAAGGTAATATTAAGATACGATACCCCGTTGGACGTGGTAACTTATCTGCATGAGTTTCTAAGTTATCGACAGTGATTTCTTCTACATGTTGTATAGCTTCCTCACTACCAAAATTAGCAACTCGATCTGGAACAGTTTTAGCTGTCATTTGCATCCTCCATATTAGAATGTAATGATTGAATTTCTTGTTCTGCGAAACTCAATCCTGCGATTTCACCGACTATTCTTTGGTATTGTTCAAAATTCTCAATACTTCCAGAAGCCAGTGTCTGCGTAAGAGCTTCTTTCCTCTCACGATATTTACGGAGCAAATGCTCCGTTGCAACGATATAGTCCATTAAGATTACTTAATCGATCTATACCAAAGAAGTCCTTTTGTCTGTCCATAAGCGGCTTTTACTTTTGCCTTTTCAGGCTCATCTAAGCAATAACCTGCTTCTACAGACTTTGTTTTTGTACTATCCTTAACACTAGGAAAACTAGGCGCTGCTTTAGTTTTCTTAGGGGAAGGCGAAGGGTACTTATCATTTCCGTAATAATCACGCATTATTTTTCTCCGTTTTTATCTCTAGTATCGCGAACTGTTTTAACCAGTTCAGTAAAGTTCTTTTCTGCATCTGCTTTAGTTTTCTGTTCTAGCTCTTGTAAGTCTATTGCAGCTTTTGTATCTTCTTTTTTAGCGTCTGCTTCAATTTTTTCACGTTTAACCATAGCGTCTAACTCAGCTTTAGCCATTTCAACCTCTTTATCTCGTATATCCTCTTGTTCTTTCTGCATTAACTGCTCTTTTTCTAGTTGAAGCTGTTGTTGGAACATCTCACGTTGTGGATCTTGTTGTGCCATCGCTTGTGCTTGTGCCATCGCTTGTGCTTGACCTGTAACTTGTTGTGTTGCTGCAACCGCCGCTAAAGCGATTTCATTCATCATCTCAGGCGGCATGGGTTCGTCTAATGGTGGTAATGGTTGACCGATTGCTTGTTCAATTTGTAATCTATATAGCATTGCTTGGTGTTCTTGTATATTTGCTGTAATTGCTTGTGCAACTGGTGGGTTTGATTGTACCATAGGGTTTTGTAAAAATGCACTATGCGCTGCAATATAGGCTTCATGGTTTTGAAATTCGTAAGCTTTTATTGGATCCCCTGTTAATGCAGCTTGTTCCTCACTAATCGGGTCTCTTGGAGGCACTTCAGCTTCTGGAGGAAGTACCGCGTCTATGTCTTTAATATTTAAGGCTAAATACATTTTACGATACGCTTCTCTTAAATCATGTAATTCAGGAGCCGCTTGTGCCATTTGTAACTGTGTTTGAGCTAACGTAATTCTCTGTGTCATACTAAAAATATTAGGATCACTTACAGGAATTACGTCAACGCTATTGTCGAAATCTTGTTTAAATACGTTTTGTGAAGCCCCTTGCACTTGGTAAGGGTATTCTGGTGGTAAAAACTCACCAAAAACTCTTTTTAAGATTTTAAACTCACATCTTTGAGCATAATGCAATCTTTTATGGATTGCGGACATAACTTTTTGTCCTTTTTCTAATAATGCAACAGTTGTTCCAACGGGAGCTTCAGAATTACCATCGCCTGTTGGGTCCTCTACTGTGGCGGCAAATCTTTTACCAGAATCAACTAAAGAACCTAATAAAGCTGTTAGTGTGTTACTTGGTTCTTTATACGGAAGTGGAAGGAACGAATCTTGCAATCTACCTCCTGGTGCATCAACATCTCTCCATTCTCCTGGCTGTAACGGGTCATCATGCTTTTGAATATTTAATCCACGTGATTTAAAGCCTGCGGGAAGGTTAGAAAGCGTTCCTGCGTCAATTAATTGACGTAAAATCGCTGTAACCGACTTAGTTAAGCCTCCCATCATGTGAATTAAGCCAAAACCGTAAAATCCAAGTCCTGGAAGGAACTTATAATGCGTAAAATGCTCAATTTTCTTCTTCATTGGGTCATTTTCGCTATAATTTGGACGAATTGCGAGTATTTCGTTGTTATCTTTGCAAATTGTTACAATATAGGGTAAACCAATTCCTGTTTCTTCACCATTTTCATCAATATCTTGATATCCTGCTAAATCTAAGTCAACATGCATCTCCAATAGCGTGTATTCTTCATCATTTATCGTTCTTGTTAGTCCTTGTAACTCCTCAATCTTAGAATCGACCTCTGTTTCGTTAAGACTGCTTGTAGGATCTCTCATTTCTATGTCTCGATAAAAGCCAGACATCTGTAATTTGCGTAATTCATTCTGCGCCATATGAATCACATGAGTAATTCTTGGAGAACTTAATAAATCTACCGCATAGTACGGAACAACTAAGTCTTCGGACTTAACAAAACGGGCAACTGCGCGTCCTACCGCAGGATCATAATAAACTTTTTTAAATGCTGAACCAGATAACGGTAAATAAAACAATAATTGGTCCATTTCTGGATCATATTCTTCCATTTTGTAAGTTATTTGATAATTCATGAAATTTTTGACGCGATTTGCTTTTTCTAATTTATTATCGTCAGTTACACCTAAAACTTCCGTGTCTACGGGACCGCCTGCAGGCAATAATTCTTTATACGCTTGTGCTTGGAATTGGGTAACGGCTTCTGCCAGTATCGGGTGATGCACTCCTGACGCTCCAATAAATGGTTGCGACCTAGATTCTGCATTAATTCCTAATAAATCTAATCCATCAGAATAAGTTTTAAACCAATCGTTCCTAGAATCTAAATCTTCTTCGTAAGAACTAACTAATTCATTGGCTATTGTGTTTAATTCACGTTCGTCTAACGCTTCTGCTAAATTCTCTCCAAACTTTAAATTGTTTTCTTCAGGCATATCGCTTCCCATAATAACGGAGCCGTCTGGTTGAAGATAAACTTCTGTTTCTTGTTCAGGTTGTTCTAGGATTTCTAACTCAATTTCTTGTTGTGAGTTAGGAACAGATAATAATGGTTGTTTTTCAATAGCCATAAGCGTACATCATAGTATGAATTTCATTAATAATAAACCCTTTCCACAGGATAGTATTCTTCTGGTTCAAAATAATCGCTCGTTAATTGTAAAAAACCACCTTCCCTAAAGCGCGCCAACGCTAAAGTTGTGGCATCTACTAAGTCATCATTTTCTCCGTTAGGAAAATCAGAAACTTCTTCCATCAATTCTTCTCCAAAACGGTTTTCAGGAATCCAAACGCGTCCATCTTGAAAAATAGGGGAAACTGAATTTAATCTAGCAATTTTATCTTGCCCTTTTCCTGGACTAAAAGTGTTTACAGGAATCCCTATTCTGCGTAATTCTTGTACCAGTGGAATACCACTAGCTTTTGCTTCAATAATCACCGTATCGGGTTGCCAATATTCGTATAAACGTAACGCCTCTGCTTTTAATTCAGGAAAATCAAATCTTTCTTTTATGCAGTCTATTAAAATTAAATGCGCTTCGTTACCTGTGTACATTTCCTCTCCGATTTTTCCTTCAGGATAGAAAACTCCCCACGTGGTTATAGCTGTAAAGTCGGCTCTTTCTGATTTTAAAAACGCAGTATCATAACTTTGAATTATATAATCACATTTAGGGGGCTTATCTTGCTCCCAAATCTTGAACCATTCTTTAGGAATAATAGATATACCTTCCCCTGTTGGTCTTTGCATGTATTGCGCCGCCCATTTTGAAGGACTAACCGAAGCTTTAATACTTTCAAGTTCTTCTAATTTCCAAAAATTACCCCAAAGTGGGTTTCCGCTCGGTAGTATCGCAGGAAATTCTATTACTTCCCACTGATCTGCGCCTTGATCTTGCGCCATTTTCTTAATTAACCTACCCGTTAAGTCTTTTTTAGACCAACGAGTCATCACAATTACGATTGCCCCTCCAGGCTGTAGCCTCTGACGAGGACCTGCCATAAACCATTCGTAAGCTTCTTCCATTGCTTTATCGGACATCGCGTCTTGTTCCGAATGGGGATCGTCAATAATGAACAAATCCGCACCCCTTCCTGCTAACGCACCTCCAATACCTGCGGCGTAATATTCTCCGCCTTTATTCGTTAACCATTTACCCGCCGAACGGCTGTCCGCTTTCAATTCAGTATCTGGGAATAGTTCATGGTATTCATCGCCGTCAATTAAATCCCTAACTTTTCTACCAAAATTAACTGCAAGGTCAGCGGTGTGTGTTGCTTCAATAATTTTTAATTTAGGATTTTTACCTAATAAATATGCAGGGAACAAATGAGATGCAAATTCTGATTTAGTGTGTCTCGGCGGCATATTGATAATAAGCCTTTTTAATTTACCACTGGCAATATCGTCAAATGCTTTTGCCATTTTCACATGTC